GGCTAATTGGAACAGTGCCGCCCGTCCTCGCTTTGAGGTATTCCAAAAGAGCCGCTTTCACCGTAGCAAATGAAGCATCGTCTGCGGGTGCAGGTGTGAACTCAACCCATGTGCCCGTGTCGGGATCTGCGAACGCTGCTTCTGAATAGTATATCTTCCTTCGGATAATCTTGCCCGCTGTTGGAGTGTCGCTTGATGCGCTCTCTGCGAGTCCGTCCCCGTCCGCTTTGGCGGTATAGTANAGTTCTGTTGTTGCCGTTGCTCCACTTCGGAAAGTCTCCGCGTTTGTGGCAAAGCGATTGTGATACTGGGTGTCCACCGCAATAGCAATATCTGCCCACTGAGTGTTATAATCGGTGCCGTCTACCTTTACCAAAGCTTGACCAACAGTGCCTCCAGGAGCAACACCTTGCCCATCTTGACCATCGAGGCCGTCAGCACCTGGAGCACCTGTAGCTCCTGTAGCTCCTTGAGGCCCTGTTAAACCTTGAGGACCCGTAGACCCCTCTACACCTATTTTAGAAAAAGAAACAAATATCTCATCAAGATGAGACCAAGAGTCGGTAGAACCGCCTTGAAAAGTGACATCAAAACGAGAAGAAAGGGTGAAAGCAGAACCAACTTGTTCTTCGGCATTAGAAAGCTTGAATACAATTGTGTCGGTACCGTTAGAAAGAGAGAGAGTCCCTATCTCGTTGTTTGAGTTTATGTTGTCGTCCCAGCTTCCAATCCAAGAAGCAAAGCTGCTTCCAGAAGAAGAGTAGTGGTTTATATAAACCTTGTCAGTATCTGAGATTGGATTGACGTCATCAAATCTTATTCTCCCGTAAGCTACAGCAAGATATGGGTTAATGGTTACCCCATCATAAACCCAAGAAGGGCTTGACGAAGCACCAACAGGACCTACGGCACCTTGAAGACCTTGTTCTCCTTGTGGGCCAGTATCTCCTTTAGCCCCTTTATCTATGATTACCTTTACTGTAGACATCAAACAGGGGTAGATATGTCTTCATTTACGATAAAATTACCCTTAAGCAAGGTCTTAACATTCTCAAACCCGTTTTTTGTAAACTTATATTGAAGATCATAAACAAAAACACCCACAGGTAAAGAAGAGGTGTTTGAAGCTGTAGCCCTTAAAGAAACATTTCCGCTATCATCTTTATCTTCAAAAGTAAATATAGGTGAATCGGCCTCCTTGTCGGTAGGAGTGTCCTGAGTTTTTGACTCCTCTAAAGAAGAGGCAGCAATTAGACTTCTCTGGGGATTTGGGGTTTTAGACCTTTGTCTCATTGAAGTGTTGGCGGAAACTACAGGTGTTTTGATTTGGATTACGAAACTGTAGTCGTCAGTAAGCAGAGGTAGGTTTACTCCAGCGCTATCCTTTATGTTAATCCCCATCTCAAAAGAATCACCACGCTTAATAGTGATATCTAGAGATTCCGATACATCTAAATTTGCTTTTTTAGCCATGTTATTCTAATAGTGAGTTTACAATATTGTCTACGCTATCACCAGATTCTGGAAGTTCACCCCTGTTTCCTTGACGCTGAGAAAGCAATTTGCTTTGTTCGGAAGACTGCTTTTTTACTCTATCGTCCTTTCTGTCTTCTTTTAAAACTTCAAGCTTTTCCTTAAACTCTTGGTCTTCAGTCTTAAATCCAAGGGTGGCCTGAGCCTTTATGATCTCAATTTCTTTTCTAAACTGATGCTTTACCTCCTCTAACTGCCCTTCAAGCTGCGTCTTAAGCTGCATCTGCTGAGCCTCCAACTGAGCTTCCATCTGCATCTCTTGCATCTTAGCCTGAGAAGCAGCTTGAGCAGCTTGTTGGGCTGACTGAGCTTGCATCTGTGCGTTTTGAGCGGCCATCTGTTGCTGTTGAGCCATACGCTTCTTGCGTCTTACCACCAAAAGCCTTTCGGCCTGGTTAACGTCCTTCATATTTCTGATGGCAATCGCATCTTCGAGGTCTATCTCTTTTTGTTGAATAGCCATTTGAACGTTTTGCTCTAAGTACGCCTTGTCCTTGTCTTCCATTTCTTTCACTACCTGTACACCAAAGTTGTACATAGGAAGATCATTAAAGGAAGAAAGGACAGCCATATTTTCCTTGCCTATAGCGTTACTGTATATCTCATGAAGAACAGACTCTTCTGGTATGATTTGCAGACACTTAACTATATCCTCACAAACCTTTTTGTAAAGAATCATAGAAGCGTTAGTGATATCGTATATAGCGTTATTTCCTGCGGCGATAGCATTCTGCTGAACACCCACCAAGGTGTCACCCTTCGGTGTGGAAGCATCCATCATTTCGTTAACGCCCGTTGCGTCTCGAATCATTCGCAGGTAATGATTGTAAAGGCCAATAAGCTCGTTGATGTTTCGAATGCTATTACCTATTTCTCTTACTGGTGGGTTTTGGAATCCCCCTTCTGGGTTTTTGCTTCTATAGTAGAATACACCAGTCTGCTCGTAGATATCATGCAAGTCTAAAGGCTGTAGATCTCCGCCTTTTCCTAGTTGCACGTTCTCTAACCCTTCGATGTCGATAATTAATCCGTCTGGCTTCGCTTTAGCGATAGCTTGCTGAATCTTAAGGTGAGTCAACTGAAGCATATCAGCAAAGCCAGTACAGCTTTCTACCATAGATTTCGGCATCATGTCCCGAATGTTGGTAGCCACTGGAGAATAGGATAACCTAACCGATGATATATCGTGAATGTTCTTTGGTACGTTCTTAGACCTTCCGTAATTAAATACGATATTAGATCCGTTCATAACATACATACCCCCATAAACAGTAGCGACATCCATTTTAACTGGATTTCTTTCGAATACACTGCCTGGTTTCTCAGAGTATTCAAAACCCTTCATGAAGAAGTTTACGTTACCAAAACGATTCTCCTTTTCTTCGAAGTAAATACAGTCAACAGAGATAAACTCGAATTCAAGCACGTCTACCATGTACTCGTCATACCCGTAATCAGTCCTTTGCGATAGGTTGTTGTAACTGCTCTTGCCAAAAGAACTTGGGTTGTTACCATATTTTCCTTTGACTGATTTAGCTAACTCCTCAAGCTGTTCTTCTGTAATCTCGCCAGCAGATATTCTTCTTAGCTCCTGTATGGACATAGACTTAACATGCCCCGCATAAATTAAATCCTCAAAAAAAGGATCCTCTGTGTGACTGTGAATAAACGTAGACGGATCTACGTAATCAGTCTTAATTCCGTGGTTAGGATCGTTAGTTCTTTTAACCACACACATGCCTAGAGCAACGAGGTCATTAACGCATCTCCTTAGAGTCCCGTCATTGAAGTTGTTCCAAGAAAGAGTCATGTTAGTGCCTATCTGAGCAGCAATTTCTGCGTCAGTCTTGACGTTAGTACCCAGAAGTATCTCAGCTTCCTCTAGAGAGTCTGGAAGCTGGTCTGGGTCCTCACCAATCACTATACCCGTCTGCTGTTTAAGTTGCTGCAATTGTTTTTTTGCCTCAACTTGAATCTCCATCCTTCTCTTCTTGTTGTTTTTTTCAGAAGAAGAAAGAGGATCAATAGCCTCTAGGTTTGGGTAAGGGTCTTTAGAAAGTATTTTATTTACAACAACCCTTACGAATTTAGGCAAAATAGGAACAGGGGTGTAATCCATATTCATTAAGCTGCCGTCTCCATCGTTAGGGTTAAGTGAACGGAGAAGCTTTTTATATATATTGGTGTCTTGAGTGCCGTTAGCATAATCTCGGCTTCTTTCGAATACAGCATTTCTTTTGCCGTAAAGAGATGTAGACTCCTTTATCTTGCCCCACTGGTTTTCGATAGCCTTTGCATACTGCAAACCATAAGACATGCTCTTCTTAGTTGATGCGTCTGCCAGAGGGTTTGGGAAGGAATGCTTGCTGTTTTTATCGAGGCTCATAATTTACTTGCATTATGCATATTCTGCAAATATAACAAATCGTCGTTAGACCTTATATTTTCTAAAAAACACCTTCTCTTTAAAATCAGACTTGGGTTTTTCTTTTTCTTTTTGAGCTGCAAGCAAAGCTAGACCAGAGCTAATCGTTAAGTCAAACTTAGTTCTTTTGTCTATTTTAAACCCAATCCAATCCTCAAGGGTTTTATTAAAGTACATAGCGCCTGTCTCTCCGCTTTCGTAGTTTATACCTACATGATCGTGAATGTACTTTTCTATAGACTGGGCGTGAGACTGTATCACGTCTTGAGAGTTAGACGGTATTCCTTTTGTTTTTACGTTTACATGAGAAGAACTACTCATGAGGTGCCTAGGTCTGTCCATTAAATAGCCGTCATAACCTCTTGACTCAAAGTATCTTACGATACCGTACTTATTGTTTTCTACAAGTAAAGGATACCCGTAATAAAAAGCACACATAAGGACATCCTCATAGAATATACTGGCTAAGTCTGGCCTAGAAGCGTATTCCACAACAAACATATTAGAGGGGCGGTTCATACTAAACTTGTTGTACATGTGTAGCGCTCCTTTAGATCCTCTATTATCTACTGTAGCATCTAAGTCATAGGAGTCAACCCCACCGCATCCATAAGAAGAAAACGGAGCTACCTTTTTTCCTCTTTCTGTTTTCGATATATTCCTTTCAGAAGGGTCAGGCATCCAAGAAACCCTAAACCTGCCGTTAGGAGTAGGAGAAAAAACAACCTCTTTGTCTTTTTCTCTCCATGTGAAGTTACCTACGACAACAGGGTTGGGGAAGAGCCCGTCATTGTGCTCTATTTGCTGGTATATCTTACCTATATTAAATAAGCTTCCCTCGATACTGTCCCTAAAAGCTTCGTCTTCGGTAAAAGGAAACTGCCGAGTCACCTCATTTAGCTCTGAGGGGTTGTCCTTAAAAGACTTGCGCTCATTTTTTAAATAAGTTTTACTGCCAGTTTTGATGGTATCCCCATCTATACCCTGTACGTGTACATCTTCGGGTAGATCTTCCACAACGGCATTTCCGTATATATCAAAAAAACCCTCTAAGGCATCATAGGCTGGAATAAAGATTCTATAAAGGCCTGTCTTTGTTCTTTCGTTATTGTTGCGTTCGTTAGGATCAGAGTCATACCACAAACCTTTATATTCCTCCCCTCCTTTATTCATGGGGTTTACGGTACTGCCCACTAAAGCCTTACCTACAATTTTACGACCTACAATCAAGCATGTCCTTTCAATCCTCCAAGCCTCTCTAATATCAGTAGGCTTCTCCCACTTGCCAGCCTCGTCAAGGTAAAGCATGTGTAGCTTTTCTCCGTCGTAAGCGTTGTTGGTGGTGTTCTTCCAGTTTATAACCGTATTAAGAGCGTCGCCTTGATGAGAGGTCTTGTTGTTTTTAGTGATCCGCTTTGAGGGTTCACGAAACGCCAGTTCCATGCGAGGGTTTGTAGTACCGTCCTGGATGGGTTTGAAGAAGAATGGATAGCCACGAAAAATCGCAACCACCTTCTTCATAAAGATATTCTCTTGCGAGTCTTTACCAGTTTTCGACTGTATGCCAAGAAGCTTCTCTTTAACTTGACTAGCTTCATCCACCAAGACAGCAGAACATATATTAGTGTAGCCAGAACGACGACACTTAGTATAAAGCTGACCGAAACAACGAGGGTCAGCTTCACAAGCAGCCATGTGCGTAAA